ATTATCAGTAGTTAATTTTTTAAGCAATGAAATTATGTAATCAACGTCTTGTGTCATTATTAGATAAATATAACACTGCTGATAAAAAAAGTGGAGTTATTAGAATAAAAACGAAGGTGGAATTTTCTTTGGATTTGACTTATAGTATTCTTCCATAAAATCCTTTAATTCACTTTTGTCTACTTCGTACTCTTTTTCGTCTGACGCTTCTTCATCAATAATTAATTCGTCAGTATCTTCTTCATATATAATTGGAAAATCACTTGATTCATAATCATAATTTTCCAAAATGAAAAAACCGGACTTTTCAACAAAGTCCAGTTCAAATTCATGTTCTCTTATTTCGTCTTCACCGTCCTCGTTTAATCTAAAACTAACTTGTATAATTTCAGATTTTGGATTATAGTAATAGTCAACGATTTCTTTGATTTTCATTTCCTTAAATGATTTTCTTGAACCACTTAAGTGATTCATTGATTTGTTCTTGTACTAACGAGGCCTTTGATTTTACTTTAATACCCTCTTCAATTTCTTCCATGGAATATCCTTTAGTCCCACATTCACATGTTTCACCTTCTTTCATTTCACCACCACACTGTTCACATGTTTCACCCTCATACATTCCGTTACACTCACACATTTCACCTTCATATAAACCACCACATTCATCACATTGTTTTTTCATTTTTTGATTAATGTTTGTGTTCTTATATTCAGTAACATCGCCTTTATTATTAACGGTAATACCACCTTTATCTAATGCTAAATCTTCTACATTAAGAATTTGTTCTTTTGGTGTATCAAATCCACGAGTAACATAACCATCATATGGTTTTCTATGTTTATCTTTAATTGTATTTTTTTCTTCTTCTGAAAGACCTAAAAAGTATGCGCCCATAATAGTTGTTTTCTAAATAAATATATGGTTGATTGAATAATATTAATTTATTATATTTTACACATGGAAAAACCTTATCAACTATTACAACCAGTTTTTAAAGACCATCGTGGGTCTTTTACCGCAATCAAACGTTCTGACAAGTGAGTTCAATCAAATATTAGTATAAACGACGATATATTTGTCTTTCGTGGATTACATTATCAAGATGAACCAATGGCTCAAACCAAGTTGGTTTCAGTTATTCAGGGAAAAATTATTGATTTTGTAGTTAACTTGGATAAAGACAGTGAAGACTTTGGTAAACTTGAAACATTTGTTTTAACCTCAGGTGAATCGGTATATGTTCCAAAAGGTTATGCTCACGGATTTTTAACACTTCAAAGCGGAACAATCGTCAACTACCTAGTGGATAATGAATATTCTAAAGAACATGAAGGATGTATTCAATGGGATACTGTAGAAGAAGTAAAAGAGATTATTACCAAATACATGAGAGGATTTAACTTTAAAGTTAGGATTAGTGATAAAGACACCGAAGGAATTACATTAGAAGAATATAAAAACAAATGACAAAAGAAGAAGTAGAAGAATTAGCTGAAGGAGCAATTCTATTAGATGGATTTGATGACTGTATTACAGGAATTGTTGAAGAGTTTGGTAATGGAGTAAGAATACTTTATTCACGTGATAAAATACTTGAGTCATTACAAAAAGATATGTCTTATGAAGATGCTTTAGAATATTATTACTACAATATTGTTGGTGGACATTTCGGTGAAAGAAATCCTTTGTTTTTACTTTAGAAGTAATTTGCGTAAAACGAAATAATTTTTGGTGCGTATCTTCTTAAAGCAGAATTAATGTTTTCAACTGTTACTTCTTTATTTTCGTCTTCAAGTATACTGATTACTCCGTTTACCATTTCACCTTGAGCTTTATCTGCCATATCAACTAATTCATCAAACGCTTCGTTAGTATCACTATACTTGTGTTCATGAGCCAATCTTTCTTTACCCATATAAAGATATGGTGCCGCAGATAACATATTAACAACACCAGCTTCTCTTAATTTATTTAGATATCTTTTTATAAACAACATGTTGAAATGTTTTACTAACATCGCATGTTGTGTTAAATCAGTCGATTTATTTTCTTTGATATTTTTTTTCATTTTTCTTTCTCTCATTTCATCAAACTCAGACTCATACATCCATTTATCTTCATCCAATAAATAAAGACTTGACCCATTGTCCCATTTAACAACATATTGAGTAAATCCAGCATTTTGGATTTTAGTAACAGTTCCTCTATCACCAAAAGATAATTGAGGTTCACCCAAAAGTTCAATGATAACAATTCTATCACCAGGTTTAAGTTCAGGATTTAATTTCTTACTCATATATTTATAAATATAATGAAATATCTAATTAAAGAATCTCAAAAGAAAATTATCCTTGAATCAATAAATGATAGGATTAAAGAAGTTCAAGAAGATGGTGTTGAACTAACTAAAAAGATTATTGAAGACACAAAATCTCATGCTTCAATAAACTTAAAGATGATGCTCACATGGGGAGCTGCAATCGGAGGGTTTATGGGTCCAATTATGCAATGGTTAAATGGTCAGGTACCTGAGTTAACAGAAAAAGATTCATCATTAATTGCTGCCGGTATTGCTTCAGTAATATTCTTTCAAGAAAGAAGTTTTACAAAATCAATTATTAAAAAGATTAAAGAAGACGGACTTGAAGAACCATTTAAATTGGGAGCAATTAAAGCTAATCAACTTAAAACTGTTTTGGCAGGTTTTTTAAAGAGTTTGAATTTATCAGCATTCAGTGTGACAAATATGTTAAGTTATGCATTCTTGGTTCCAATTATACCAATGATATATGATGCTGTTTCTGAAGGTATATGGGATATGAAAGATACTGAAATGTTGGTTAAATCATTATCGGCATTTGGATTAATAACAATTTCAGGTAATTTCTTAAAACGACTTATGGATTTAATCGTTGATAGAATTACTAAATAAAATCAATCTTTAATTCCAAATCAGACGTTCCTCTGAATATTCTGTGATAAGTTCCTTCAGGGATTAATAATACTTGTCCTTCAGTTAACTCTATAGGTAGTTGATTATCCATTTGAAATTTCCATCCATCACCTTGTACCACTTCAATCAATCTATCTTCTCTATCACGATGCCATTGTAGTTCACCACTATCAACATTGGATTTAAAAACTCTAATCTTTGAAGTTTCTGTTAGTTTTCTATCTTTATACGGTTTCATATTACCAAAATCCTGGATAAGTTTTACCACCCCACAAATAACCAAAACGGTTTAAACGACATGCCCAATAACCGGCAGTCAATCTATCTTTCTTTTTAGAACACTGATGTCTTGCGGCAAATGATTTACGAGCTTTAGGATTAGATACCTTAGCGGTTAAACCACCTTTAACATCACCAAATGAAATTTTCTTAACTCTACCTGTTGATGGGTTTTTAACATAAACAACATATTTTTTACCACCACCAGTATTTCTTCTTGGTTTACCAAGTTCAACTTTCTTTCCGTTATACTCAGCTTCAGAGATAAATGATTCTTCCATCGGAGTATCCAAGTAAACAACTCTACCACTTGATAATTTAACTTGTGTTCCAAAATCAGATTCAACAAGTTCAACATCATCTTCACTTAATTCAACCATTCCTTCGTAATATAACTCACGAGCTTCTTGAATAACATTAAAGAATTCCTCAGAACCAAATCTGAAGATATTATCATTTAATGGTACTTCATTTGTTATATGATAATTAAGGTGTTCTGAAATAAGTGGTTTTTCCACTGATTCTGTAAGAACTTTTTTGATAAGTTTTTTGATATTCATTTTTTACTTCGTAATAAGAAATACAACCCAAAGAACAATGCTGAAATACAGTAAAAAATTCCTGTGGTAATCCAATAAGAACTTGTGTAGTCTAAAATTGCTTTGAACATTATGTCGAATCCTAGTGGATTGAAAAACATTGCGAGCATAAGGCAATAGGTGGCAACATTTTCCTTTAGAATTCGTTTCATTTTCGTCATTATCCATTAACGTGGGTTTAAAGTTTATGAACAAAGTTCATTTTATTTATAAATATATTTGTGTGGAGGAATATTTTGTATATATTTGTAGAAATAATTAAATAATCAAGTCCTATGAAAAACTTATTTCTTTCTCTTGTTTTGGTGATGGTTGGTTTAGTAGCTAACTCACAAGTAATCACAGTTACTGTTACTACTGACCAGAAGTTTAATCACTCGTCAGATATTTCAACAATTCAAGCAATGGAA